CCCCAAGCACTCGGAGTTACGCCTATACCCACGTTACCGCTTGAGTCAATTCGGACTCGCTCTGTGGAGTTAGTTCCAAAAGTAAGCGGTAATGCACCGATAGTTACGATATTGACGGTAGAACCATTGGTATACATTTGTAGATTGTTTGTGCCATTGGAATCTAACGACAACAAACCGCCTGTTGTGCCATTTAGTTCTAATGTTTTATATCCACCAAAATTGGCTACAACAGTAGAAGTGCCTATCCCCACGTTACCATTGGAGTCTATACGCATACGCTCTGAGCCATTGGTAAAGAAAGCACGATAACCTGCCGAACTTGGATAATACCTATCAACTACTTGCGAATTGGTTGCATCGTAAAGACTGAAATCTTTATCGCCATTGTTATCAAGATTCAAGGCTTGAATATAAGATTGATTCGGTCTTGACCAATACCCATAGATGCCTGTATTAGCACCACTCTCAAACTTAAACATTGAAGTTCCACTCGCAATATAAGTGTGTAACTTAAATGCTGGACTACTTGTTCCTATACCTAACGAGCCACCCGCAGTTAATCTCATCTGCTCACTAGATGTTTGACCAAATAATATAGCCCCACCATTAGCCATAATGCCAAGATTTGTGCCTGAGTTAGATTGCCAAATCTGATTTACAGAAGCATCTGCACCATTGATTCTTAAGCCACCAAATAACGCATAACCATTTGCGACTTCTAGTTTTTGGTTCGGAGTCGTAGTCCCTATACCCAATCGTGAATTAGTAGAATCCCAAAATAGATTCGCACTAGACCCAAAGGCAGATGTTCCATTTCCATAAGGAATATATCCAGCAGTGAGCGAAGTGAGTCCTGTTCCGCCATTGGCAACAGGTAAAGCAGTTCCTGAATAGGTAATTGCTAAAGTACCCGAAGTAGTGATGGGACTTCCCGATATCGATAACAAACTAGGAACGGTAGCGGCTACTGAGGTAACTGAGCCTGAACCTTTATTGTTAAAAGTCGTCCAATCGGTTGAAGACAGATAACCATTAACAGAAGTCGTAGCCACAGGGATTCCAATCGAGACGGCACTTGAGCCGTTGAAGGAAGTTCCTGTAAGGGGCGATGAGATGGTAAGAGCATTTAGATTAGAGCCTAAAGCAACGCCTGAGATGGTGGAGTTAGTTAGCGAAGCATTGGCGATATTCGATAGCGTATTACTAGAACCTGAAATGGTTTTATTGGTCAGCGTTTGTGAAGCGACAAGCGTTACGACTTGGTCTGTGCCGACTTTGACTTGACCGCTACCATTAGGCGTTAAGGTTATGTCTCCATTTACCCCATCGTATAAACGCACAATGCCTTCGTTAGCCGAGCCTTCATTGGTGGTAATGATTAAATCGCCTGTGCCTCGTGTGGCAATCGTTGCGTCAGCGTTGTTATCACCTAGTCGGATTGAGTCCGCATTGACGTGCAAATCGCCTGTTCCGTCTGGGGCAATAACAACCGGTGAATTAGACCCATTGGGTGATTTAATGCTAGAGGCAAACTCCACATCGCCTGAGAATGAGCCTGTGCCTGTGCTGATTGATGTTGGAGTGATGTTGCCTAGAGCAAGGGCGAATGTTCCGCTAGTTGTGATTGTTTGAGTTGAGCCGCCTGATATGGTAACTCCGTTAGCCCCTGTGGTCGTGATGGAAGTGACTGTTCCAGAACCGCCAGAAACAGCGTAAATGCCTTCAATCCAAATATCGTAAAGCTGTAAATTGAGAACCCCAACACTTCCAAGACCCGTTCCCGCAGTTGCATCGATCTCTACCTTAACTTGATAATTGTTTACTAGATTGCTGCTTGTAGGATTTACGACAGCCAACGTATGACTGAAAATCGTTACCGCAATAGGATCGCTGTCATAATCATCGGTTAAGATTAGAGTCCAATTTGAACCGCTATCTGTCGATAAATAGAATCTTGCTTCCGTTCCTGTATTCCAACGAGTTCTTGGATAATTGCGAGAAATATTTAATTTAGATGCAGTCCAAGTTTGCGACTTCGCAGCAAAGCCTGTATAAGTAAACGAAGCATCATTTAGAACACTAAGACCTGCAAGGGAAAACTCACCAAAAGTGGTTATATGATTTGCGTCAGCATCATAAACAAGATTAGTATCTGTTGCACTAAAGTATGGAACTGGAAGACCGGTTAGTTCCGTATAAAGAGAAGGTCTTGATATTTCGGAATTATTACTTGAAACAGTTGGTGCAATCCAAGCCCCCGAAGCGGCAAGAACATAAGTCGCTGGGGCATACGATGAATTAGGAACGCCACCGGTCGCAGTTGTTGAAAAGGAAGTTATGACTTCGCCTGATTCTACTTCTTTCGGCTCGTATGAAACCGGTGCAGCATTTGAAACCCATGAGCTGTAAGGCATAATTATCCCTTGAAATAAACTGCTCGAACGGCAGCTTTGAAATTAGTTGTATCTTCAACATTGATAGATTTTATCCAAGCTCTTTCCGTTCCACTTACTTGAAAAGGAGGAAAGGCATAATTGTCTTCATCATCTGCATTTGTTCCTGTGAAAATTACAATATCAAAATGATCTGGATTGGGTGCATTGATCGGAAAACTCCAAGTCACATTTAACCATTTGTTTAATACAAATACTCCACCGCCAATACCAATCGGGGTGGTTATTGCAATGCCAGAGTCATCTTCTAAGTATTGAGCCATATCAATCTTTCGTTGTTGTAATGGTTAAAACTACATTAGTCGGTTGAGGTAAGTTTTGCGTTGGAATGGTGGTGGAATAAGCGGTCACAGTTGTTATATCTTGCGTCACCGTTCCAAACACGTTGGTCGATACAAACTTAAAATAAGTTAGTTTCCCAATAAATGTCGAAGGCACAAGCCACTTAAAAATCGCATCGTCAAGTCTAATAAATTGCGAGTTTGAAGCGTGAGATTGAATCGTTGTTCCGTAAACCCCACGTTTCATCGTGCTTATGTTGTACGCATATCCACTCGTTAAGGTGGCGGTTTGATAACTAATCAATTCAAAACCGCTGGTGGCTGATGTTTGAATAGCCGATAGGGTGACATAAGCTGCAAGACCATCGGCATCGGTGGAGATCAGTTCGCCATTAGAGGTGTCTAAATCGACTGCAAGTGTGTTGGTCGTGTCGTTAATGTTTCCGCTATTGCTTGTGATCGAGCCGGTTGATACTCCATATCGGGCTTTATTAAAGATCGTTCCGATGGGTGCATAATCTACACCATCCAGCGAAGCATAAATGGTGCAGCCTCCCCAGAATTGCGAATCCGCTGATACTGCCATCCAAAGTTCCTGACCGCTTGGAGTTAAGAAGTAGGGAGGGTTAATAAAATAGGGCGTATTCACATTACCGGGATCTGCACCATAATTCGTGCCTGTGCCTTGTCCTGATCCTGTGGTGTAAAGAGCCGGACTCGATGCACCTAATGGGAAGTCCTCAGCCTCAATGGTGAGCAGTCCTTGATCGTTCTCGCTGATCGAGGTAATGCGAACGGTCTTGGCGTTAAAGCCTAAATTAGAATCGGTAATGTTTACTAAATCCATTGGCTCTAGGAGACAGTATCTCCAGCCGAGAACGAATTGGTACTTGTTCACGATGGATAGATTCTTCTGCAAGATCAGTTGAGCCACCATTTGAGCGGTGTCTTTATTCGTGATGAAATGCATCTTGATTGTATCTTTTTTCCTTAGACCGAATTGCTCAATATCGGCATCGTCTTTCACTTCAACGATTGAGGGATTATATTGCTTAGTAGAATCCACATACTCAATGGAGATCTGATTGTAAGTATCGTTTCTAGGTTTTCGAATGACCTTGATTGGATCTTCATTCTTTTTAGACATAAAGTCGTTATCGGTCAGCGAATAAACCGGTGTGGTATTGGCGGTGTAACTGATACCAGCAAAGGGTGATGTTCCGCTTATGTTCGTGTCACCATAGGGTTTGATCTTCAGGTAGCCTTCCGACCAGACGAACGCACCATTGGCAGCCATTATGATTTCGTTAATGATCTCAGCGGTAGGACGTTGCTCTTTTAATAAGGGACTAAATAGCATACGTTGATTATTGGATGCTGATTTTATCGCCACGCAGTAATTCCAGAAGGTCGTTGATCCTGCGGTATCCACGCTCGGATCTAATCGTGTAAACCCAATTCCAAACTGACTGCTCGTCAATAGTTCTTTTACAATCGTGATCGGATGAGCGTCATAGTATGAATTGCCTGTCGAATAAGGATTTAGACCGGTGATAACGACCGAATGATTAGGCAGTCCTGTGCTAGTTCCGAGATCGTAGTTTTGATAAGCGATATAAGCGATCTTGGGATAGACTCTTGCTTCACCCGAAAAGGATGAGGTCATATAAGCCCAAGGGGTAGTCTGCGATCCTGTAAAGGTTGCCCATCCGGTTAATGACGTTGGATTCTCTTTATCCTTGCGAATGGTATCAAATGAGGTGATCGTGCCTTCGCATAGACCAAATAACGGAGTGACGGTGTAGGTGTAGGTAATCGTTGTAGGGCTTGGAGATCCACCCTTTCCACCTGAGCTTCCTGAAGGTTCTACTTTTTGATGAGCTGCGAAACCGACCATTTGTATAAGATTAGGAGAAGTCTGATTCTTACCGAATAAAATGGGTACAGGCAAACCATACGCTGAGGTCTGCACTTGTAATCCGGCAGCCGCTACGTTCTGTTTAGCGTTCGGAGTTGATGGGGTTGGTGAGAATAATCCTGACATTATTTATCCCAATAGGTAAAGAAGCCATGAAGCCGATCTTTTAGTTTCCCATTCGTGGCATCGTCTAAGATGACTCCGACTCGGTTGTAAGCGTGAACGACTGTGGGGTAATCAATAATAATCGCAGAATGAGAAACGGTGCGACCAAACTTGAATAGAGCCACATCGCCCGGCTTAGGGTCTTGGGTAGGCTTGAGGTATTTCGATATAGTCTCTAAATACTTTTCCTCGTCTCGGTGCAAGTGCCATTGAGGAGAATAGTGCGGTAGGTTTACTTCTTCGACCAAACCGCAATTCTGATAAACACCAATAAGGATCATCGCACAATCGACACCTGATCCCTTGACCATCGCATTGTGGCGATAGGGAGTCCCAATCCACGACAGGGCTTCTTTGACTACGAGATCTCTTTGCTCTTGCTCGGTCATTGGGCATCCTCGTTGCGAGGAATGTAATCGAATCCTCTAAACTTGGCGGTATTGGAATACTTGGTGCAGCCACCGGCATAGGTCTTATCACATCCGGGCAGAATCTCGAAAGTGTCTCCAGCGGTGGGCAAGTATGGAAGTGGATAGTAAAGCGTCATAGTAACGGTGGACGTGCCGGTCTGTGTTTTAATAGATCGCTTGACACCATTGTTCGCACCCGAAGTGCAAGTGATATAACCAAGATCGTAGTAATTGGCAGTCGGTGTGGTCGATAAGGTAGCGTCAAAGACGGTGCTAGAGGTGACTGTCCCCATCGTGCCGGTCTTTAGATAGGTGGCTTTATTCAGTCCGCAGTTGTTATCGAATAAGGTATTGACGCACGTAGGCTGATAGAGGTTTCTCGGCTGAGGTAGGTTTAACTTTTCAAGCTCTGATTTCACCTTTAATTTAATTTCATATCGTGACGGATTAGCGGCTGAGACGTTACCTTCAAACATCCACACTTTGTAATCAGCGGTATAAGTGCCATAACAATTCAACAGGCGTTCTACTTTGATCTGAGCATTGTCAAAATACCCATTCACGCATGACTGATAGAGCGTGTGATTGTTGATTAAATTAGACCCAATATCGAATATGGTGAAGTCCATTTCATCGACTTGCAAACCAATATGGATCTTGGTATTAGATCGCTTAAATTGATACGTATTGTGATAATAGGTATATCCACCTAGAGTAATATCCACATCCGCATCGGTTAGACGAATGACTGACCCAGCAACAGGCGTAATCGTTACAAGGTCGCACATGGTGTAAACCGAATTATTCAATAGATAATTATTCAGCGTGGCGTTGGTGGTTTTCATTTTACGATTTCACCGTTATGAGATTGATCGTCTTGGCTTCCCAGACTCCGTTCAGCATACGACTAAAATCATACTGCTCTTTTTCGAGGCGGCAGTTCCAATAATATGATCCTGTCCAAGAGATGATCTGGCTAGCGGTGGGTATATTGCCACCTGTGAAAGTAACGAGTCCATTCGATATGTTGTAATGCGTTCCGGCAGTCTTTAGAGTTGAATCAACATAAATCGCTGGGGTTGAGTTGGTGACAAATACAGGTTCATAACCATTCCCGATTGTGGGGAAGTAGGAACGTGAAGCTGCGGCTGGTAGGGCTGAAGAAGTCACTAGAGTTCTTTGCAGTTGGAAGTCAGTCGTAGTTCCGTTGCCGACCCCGATTGGCATTGAAGTCGCAGCAGTTGGGATGCTTGTCGTATAGGTAATGCTTACAGAATGAGATGCGTCAGAAGCATTGAAAGTATAAACACCAGCGGAAGTGGAATACTGACCGACTGCTGGCGATGAGCCGACTTTGGTCATAATTCGGTTTGCGGTTATATCGTAAACACCACCGTCATTCCATCCTGTTGTATTGGCGACGGTAATCGTATAGGGAGATGATGCTGGTACGGTTGCTTTTTCTTTATAACTTGTGAGGTTTCCGACATAGTAATCGTCAGGCATTTCAAAATAAAACGTATCATAACTTGCAGCCATGCGAGCGAAGAAACCCACTAGAGTTTCCCATTCGTTTTGAGAAGATTTCCAATAAGAGGCTGATCGTAGGAAGTTAAACGACAGACTTATTTTATAGCGAGGATAAGACCAGAAGGCGGCTCTAAGTTCAAGCCCATTAGAGGATTGTTGGATTTCGTTTGAATAGATTGGTGATCTCTGAATATCAATATCAAGACCTGAAAGAGAGGGGAATACTAGACTGCTCATGCGAATTGACTCCCATTGCGAAGGGCTAGTTTGTTAGCAGCAAAGATCGATCCCGCATTGGCTTTAACATAAGTATCAAATGAAGAAGCGTCCATCGCTTGAATATAGTAGTTATTAACGCCACCGCCTGATTGACCGCCATCGACCATATTGCGGACACCTTCGGCAAGTTTTGCAGGAAGCACCATTTCGCCTTTGTGAAGCTGAGCCATCGCACCATCGACAGGGACATTGGCCCAGCCACCGGCTGCTGATCTAAATCCACCGGCTAAAGCTGCGATGGCTGCACCCATTGCTACGCCTAATCCAAGTGCCACGAAAGGATTGACTCCAGCCCACCAAGCGGCAGTTCGTGCAGCACCTTTTCCGGCTTCACCCGCAACGACTACGCCAACACTTGTGGTTTCAAGCCCAATCTCAGCAGCAGTTCCAGCCGCCTTAGTTCCGGTAATGACCGCTTGAGTCTTTTGTGCGAATAGCATCTTGCTTAACTCTACCTTGACCCATTCCAATCCCATTTGAATAAACATATTGATAAGACCGGTAATCATAGAAGCGAATATCTGTCTAATGCCTTCAGTAACCGTAACCGTTCCGGTAATCATTCCGGTAAGGCTGGTCGCAAACTGAGAAGTCATCGCGTTAAATATCTCGGAGAAACTTTCTTCTTCTATTCTTCTTAGTTCGGTAAATCGTTCTTTAACAGATTCTAAACCTATATCTACTTGCGCAATGCTTTCTTCGATATTAAATGCACCTAATACTTGAGGCGTGGCTAACTTGTCTAATTCATTAAAAAACGCATACCAAGGTGTGAAATCAGGGGCTTTTTCTTTGCCGAATGTTTCATCGATTTTTTCTAGGGTCTTAAACCACTTTTCATATTCGCCATCCGAACCCGCTAACAAGGCTAATTGCGCTGCGGTTAGTCGCTCCATTGAGGCTGCGCCATTGTTTGCTTGTGTTGAGATAGCAGCAAGTTCTGCTTCAAGATTGGCTTCAAGTATTTTCCTTGTCATGGGATCCATAAGAGAGATAGTTTTCATAGCAAAATTACCAATGCCTTTGAAAACATCTCCATATACATCTTTAAGATCACCAATAGTTCTATTCCACGCTTTTGTTTCAGCTACTGCATAAGGGGTTACATCTCTGCCATAGCGTTGCACTTCATCTGACGCTTTTGCTAATTCCTCATTGGTAAGTCTGAATATGCCCTTGAGCTGTTCTGATCCTCTGCCAAATAAAGAATTAAGTATTATCGTTCTGTCCGTTTGATTTTGATATTTAGCACCTAAACTTATCACATCCATTAAAACATCAAACGTGCTTCTAAGGTTTCCACTAGCATCTTTTGTTGATATACCAAAGGTGGTGAAGTTTTTAGAGTTTTCACGCATACCAATAGCCAATTTCCCTTGAGCCATTGCGACTAATCCGGTATCAATACCTAGATCACCTAAGGCTTCCTTAAGGGCTGCTGCCTTGTCTAAAGATATGTCCATAGATATTGATAGGCGATTGATCTCTAGGTTATAGTCGTTTGCTTCTTGTATGGCTTTACCAAAGAAACTTCCAACACCATAAATAGCAGCAAGGTATCCTGTTATTTCTGTGAAGGTCTTAACGGTTTGAGATAACTTATCAAACTCTTTACCCATCTTCCCAGCAGATTCTTTAGTCTTATTCGCAGCTTCTTCCATCTGCTTCGTGTAGTTTGCTATCTTAGCAATGACTTCAATAGATAAGGTTGCGTCGGCTGCCATAGGTTACTTCCGATTAAAAAGTTGCACAATGTTTTGGAGTTCGTTCTCGTCTGGGATAGTTGGTTTGGATTTAGGCTTGATTCCCAAGTAGGCTTTCATCATTAAATGGATGGGCGGGTTATCGACCCAATAATCCATCAATTCTTTAACTTGATGTAAGTTTAGATTATCGACCTCGTCATAAGTCCAGCCGGTGTTGGTGATGATGAGTCCGTAGAGTTCACCGTAATTTAATTCTGCGGACTCTCCACTTCCCCCGATTTTTTCTGCAATCCAGATGCAGCCATCACCGATAGGAAAGTAGTTTGTAGATTGGATAAGTCTAGGAGTTCCTCAACATCAGCAAGGCTGAGATCAGGATAATTTCTTACCATAGCCGAATGGATCACAATCACCATAGCGTCGATTTGATCGCTACTCGGAATACCCGCCATCGAAGATAAGATTTCAAGTTTACTGCTTAGACTTTTGAGAGATTTAAGGGTGAGGGAGGGAACAATAAAGTCCCTCCCGCCCATTGAAACTTTAACTCCATCGAGTAAAGCCATGATTTGTAAATCCTTTCTTAAGGGTTATTCAGTTGTGTAGAGTGAGATAACGTCGTTGTTAGCGTCAGCGAAGCCCATGAAGTCTAAGTCCTCGTCCGTAAAATCCTCGTTTTTCATGGCGAATGAATACTTGCCCAGCGTGACCGCGTAGAGCTTGACACCCACGTTCTTTGTTTTGTAGGTATTGTAAAGCTGCACAACGTAGGTCGTGCCACTTCCCATAAGGTTATTGGTCAGCGTGACGGTATTGCCGGTGGCTGAGGTGTAGGAATAACTGATTTGAACCTTGTTCGTTGTATCAGCGGCAGCAAACGTATAGACACCAGCGGCTGCTGAGTATTGACCGGTTGCCGGAGATGAGGCAACGCGATTCATAAACTTTGAAGTCGTTACATTATAAACACCCAAGTCTGACCAGCCGGTCGTGTTAGCGACGGTGATGGCATAAGGTGTTCCGGGAACTGTTCCGGCTTCATTATTTGAACCGATTACAGTTGCACCGGTGGTCAGCGTTCCCTGAATGATCTCGTTAATCAAGCGACCAGAGATTTGAGCAAATTTGGCTTTGCCTTCAATCTTGCCACCCGCTTTTGCGATATCGACCGGAAACGTGTAAGAACCGCGAAGCTCTTTCGTGTCGAATGAAATGTCGAGGGTTACATCTTTTAACACTCCGACTTGAGTTGCTTGAGTTGGCGATTCGTTATCTAAAAGATATAAACCCCCCAAGCCAAAATTATATTGAGCCATAAGCCCTCCTGTTAGTTAATGAGTTCCAAAAGAGAGGCTTTTAGGGCATCTTTTGATTTGAGAATAGAATTGTAAGATTCTGTGGAAATACCTTTGTTGCGAATTGCGTTGTGAAACCATTGTTCTATTTTATCATTAAGAAGTTGATGCTTTGGGTTTACCTTCTTTTCAATGATTTCATCGACTTCGATTTTCTTAAGTTCGTCTTTCATAAGTCTCCTTAGCCGGTGGCTACAATTTCAAAAGGGATAAGTGCTACGGCTTGTTGTCCCAATACGCCTTCGTCGGTTTGGATCGTGCCGATGATCCAAGCGTGAGAGCAGAGTCCACCCAGCGTCGTTAGGTAATCACTAGGGGAGTCCATGTAGGGGGCGTTAGCGACTGCGGATTCGGCGGCAGTTCGCTCGAAGGCAGCTTCAACAAGGGTTATAAGTTGATTGAGTTGGATACTCGGTGAGATGTTGGGGTCTTGATCGTTGCGGCAGTAGATATAGATCGTTCCGTTAAGCGTCCATTTAGGCGGGAAACCGCGCATATTCTCAACCGATTCAGATCCTTTGGTCATAATGAGAGCCGGTTGTTGTGAAGGCTCTAAGTCATCCCAAGTCTTAAAGATTCGGCTTATCGTGGAGAATCCATTGATAAGAGCCAATCGAGTGAAAAGCGTTGAGAATAATTGTTCACGATTCAGGGACATTAGAATTCTACCGATCTTAAGATACGTTGCGTGATCTCGTCTTTTCTTGCCATAAGTGCATCCGTTAGATAAGGTCGTGGCTCAAAGGTTTTGGCTTTCTGATTAACCGATCGGTAAGGATGTGCAGCCCCTTTCCAGAATAGGGCTTTCTTCTTGGTGGGCAGAATTGTTTGATCGGGTCGTGTCCATCCGTTATGCCAGAGCTTTCCATACCAAGCGTTTGTTCCTACCGTTCCCTTGATCTCATTGGTGGTAAAGGAAGTTTTACTAAAGGTCGAATTGCGAAGTAGACCTGTCTTCACGTTGAGATATTTTCCTGTAAGGTTAATTTTGACATCGCTGACTAATTGCATCAACGAAATGCTGATTGCAGTTGCTATATTAGTTCGAGTCTTGATCGATGATGCTTTAAACTTAGCGACTATTTCATTAACACCGACAACATTAACGCTAATCTCCGTCATATCGGCATCACTCTGGTGTATTCCTGAAGCGTTCTAAGGGCATCGGCTGGGGCAAAAGCGGTATTGAAAGTGATATTTTCGCCGCCTACGTTCTTGTTATTCTGAGCAATGCGATCTTTTTCTCTATATCGCCAAGCGGTGATCTCGATACAAGCCTGTTCTAAGTCATAGGGTATCGTTGCGTATCCCGCCGTATAAGTTATCACCACATTAGCATAGCCTGTGGTGTAAGTTTGACCGCCTCGCAGATAAAGAAAGCCGCCATTCTCGACCCAGCCAGCCACATTGGTTGCGGTTGATTGAGGCACGATAGTGCCATTGATATACAGCGAAGTCATCGTAATGACCGGATAGTTCTTCAAAGCCATTTTCGTTTGACCCGACCAGCCATTGCGGTATTCGGTATAGGTGGTTTGGGTAAAATCACGATTGCAATAGTTCTTGATCCAATTTGATACAGACGTGATTAAACGATTGAGTAACGTATCATCGACCGAGACATAGCCCGAAGATGTATAAGCACCATATGCAGTCGTATTGACTCCGATAGTAAAGTTATTAGCATCGACAACGGTAACGGTCACCGAAGTTCCGTTAAGCGTGGTCATGCCATTAATACCGTTCAGCCCTACCGAGTTACCGGTAATGAGTCCATGAGCGGTGCAAGTTATTTGTCCCGGATTCGCCTGTGTGATGGCGGATATGGGCTTTCCAATAATGCCTAGATAGGATTTGACATTCGCTAAAGTAGTTAAATCTCCAGCTGCCATTTATCCTCCGAAGCATTGTAGATGTTTTAATTCTTTATTGAATTGCGGGGGATTTCTCCCCCGCACTCAATCTGCTTAAGCTAATTAAGCAATGTTCTTGATTGCACCGAAAGCGAAGGGGGCAAAAACCTGTAAAACTTCACCGTTACCGCTATAAACTCCGAAGCTATAACGTCTACCATTTACACCCAATGGGTATTCGATCTGGTAGTAATCACGTTGTCGCAATTTAACTTGAGCAACAGCACCCACACCACTGAGGGGGTAAGGGATTGTGGACGAAGTGAACATGATCGTTCCGGGAGGGCAGAAAGGATGCACTTTAACTTGGATCAAGTCTTGCGTGATCTTGTTCAAGTAGCTTCCGACCTGTGCTCCACCGCTGATTCCACCGGTTGATTTCGCATCAGAGTTGAAGCGGAATAGAGGTGCGCCACCGCCACCGATCACTAAAGAAGTAATCTTCTTCAGCTGGGCAGAGTTGCACCAGATCGTGTCAGGAGAAACGCGGTAGTTATCATAGAAACTTTGGAGGGCAGTTTCGATTTCAGCAACGCCACCAGCAGAATCGGTGGTCAAGGTCGTGCCTGTTCCGGCAGTTCCGGTCGCGAGAGATGCTAAGTAAGCACCGGTTGAAGAACCCAAAGCGGTTGCGTAAAGCAATCCGTCGAAGGAGTAATTGCCTTCGTTGGAGAAATCTCCAGCGGAGAGGGCAGAGAATAATTGATTCGATCCACCAGCAGCCGTCGTGAAGAGTTGGCTGTTAATTGTGGTGATGGAATGCAGGCGTTCGGCCCCTGACAAACCGAAATACCAAGCGTAAGCGACAGCACCGGTAACCGCAGTAACCGTAGCGGAAACTGAGTTGTTTGTACTTGCAGTCGTGCGAGTTGTTCCAGCGGCTGATTTACCCGCAGAACCGGCATTGATCGTGTCGGTTGATCCGTCAGCATTGGTTCGTGAAATCGTTTGCACGACTCCGGTTGCAGAAACCGTAGAACGGAGATAACCGTCATGGGTCAAGGCAACGCAGTAGGTCACGTAAGCACCGTCGGCAAGTGATCCACCAGCGACTAGAGCAGTCGTAGGAGTGGGAGTTGTGCCTAATGCTACTGAACTATTTCCGCCAAACAACATGCGTTCCTCACTGACCATGAGGCTGCGCAACGCTCCCTCGACAGCCTGTGCTTTCGTGTCTTGGAAACCTTGTGAAGCGGCATCCGCCTCGAAGGTAACATTATTTTCAATACCGAGCGAAATATAAGCTGCGGTTTTGTTTTCTAAAGTTTGAGTGATAACGCCACCACGATTACCTTCGGAAAGTCCGGGGTGCATATTGGTGGAATTGATTGCGGTAATGGCTTTCCATCGAGTTGCGGTGTCACCATTTTGGCTGATCACACGAGGGAGAGCAGCGCGAATTGGGGTGATTTTTTCTCCCCAAGGGTATAGGTTAATCGCAGGGGCTTGTAAGTCGTAATTGACTAAGCCTAAAGCGACGTCGGTTCCGGCTTTAGCAATGCTGTCAGGGTTCATCTGGGCAGCTTTGACTAGTTCGGCAGTTTCGTTAAGGGACATGATGTCCTCCTATAAAATTAAGGGTTAATAACCAAATCTTTTTCCACCGGTTTGGTGGATACTTTTGATGAGGTCGAGGGTTGATTTAGGTTTACCATCATCACTCTTGGCAACAATTCCGTCTTCGGATTTGTCAATCGTGATCGCCTTAGTAAAGCCTTTGTTTTCGGCATTTTTCAAATCGGCTAACGCCTTCGTGGTTTTAGCGAGTTCTTCTTTTAAGGATTCGGTTTCTTTCGCAGCTTTCGATAGATCATCATTCGATTCTGCTTTTTTCTTTTCTTCTTCAATGGGGGCATACATCTTTTCCATCATGCCTTTAAGCATTGAGTGCATTTCTTTAATCATTTGATCTTGAGACATTTCGTCTTTAGGAGCTTCTTCTTTAGGTGCGTCTTCTTTAGGGGCTTCTGGCTTAACGGCTTCAGCCTTCTCAGTTTCTTTTTTCATTTCTTCAATCACTTCATTTTGTGGCATATCGCCCTCCGTTGGTTGGGACATCAGAGGAGTAAGTTCCTCTTGAGTCATTTGATTTAAGATTTCGAGACCCTCGGAGATCCATTCTTTAATTTCGTCTGGAATCGTTGAGCCGGTTTCTTCGAGGGCTAAGGTGCGTTGAACATATTTTGCGTGATTAAGAACCGATGCGAGATCCGCAATGCAATAAAGGGATTTAGCGACTTCTTCGGTGCGCTCTGGCGTTCCGGTTTCTTTCACTTCGACTTCATCATCCTCTGGCTGATCACCAATGGTGTCGGCTTTATAAAGGGTAATCATTGCATCAGGATTCGCAGGTCTATCGACAAGAGAAACTTCGGTGAGCTTTAATGCTTGGATGATATTCCGATTCTGTCCTGATCTTTTAGTAACTTTGCCGCCAATAGAGAATCCCTTAAGGACTCCTGCGAGAACCTTCTTGACGCTGACAGGATCGACCACAAGGGCTTCGATCTCCGTCTTACCATCGTCGGAT